GGGAGATCCGATAGTTCATGATCTTGATGTACTGCGGCCGAGTCCGGAATATGTGCGGCTCGGCGGGAAAGACATCGACGTCTCGTTCATTCCGTCAGGAATCGCGATGGACATCATGGGGTTACAGCAGGAGTTGGTCAAACTGACCGGCACGCCTGAGAAGCTGAAGAAGGTAGACGCGGGAGGCAAAGAGGCCCGGCGCAGCTTTGAGATCGCAGCGGAAGTATGTGCGGGGATCACCAAGAGTCAGCACGAAGAAATGGACAAAGAGTGGCTCCTGGCGCACACGGACGTTGTACAGATCAAGGCTTTGATGGATTACGTGACGAGGGCTGTTTTCCGCAGTTTTGAAGGCGCGGAGGACAAGGAAACAAAAAAGCCGGTGGCGATCGAGACGGAGAGCCCATAAAACTCGGTCGCCTGTTTGCAATCATGGGGATCTTATACGGCTGGAAGAAGGAGTACCTTTTGCGGGAAATGTCGTTCAACCAGATCATCCTATACATGAACGAGGGCATACGCTTCAAATATCCGCAACCCAAACAGCCTAAAAGCGACGGCGCCTCTTTGGTCGGCGCACCCGCTGACGAGATCCGGGCGCGTCTCGATAAGTTGCGCTTGCAATACGGCCAGAATATCGGGAGAGAATAGTGGGTCTGCTTGGCGAACTTGTAGTCAAAATCGTAGGTGATACTCAGCAATTCGTCTCGGATGTGAATAAAGCCGGGCGACAGATGAGCAAGTTCGACAAGGACATGGCCAAGATCGCGAATAACATGGTCAAGACCGGCAAATTGCTCACCCTGGCGGTGACACTGCCGATACTCGGCATCGGAATAGCCGCGATCAAGTCTGCCGCTGATCTCGAGCTACAGCAAGCGGCATTCGAGACCATGCTTGGATCTGCTGAGAAAGCTCGTGACCTTCTTGACGATCTAACCGAACTTGCTGCGAAAACACCATTCCAGTTGCCCGACCTAGCGGAGGGCACCAAAACACTGCTCGCATTCGGGATCGAGCTTGACGACGTGCTTCCCACACTGTCAATGTTGGGCGATATCTCACTCGGCGATAGCGCACGCATGAAGCAACTCGCCCTTGTGTTTGGGCAGATAACATCTGCCGGCAGACTCATGGGCCAGGATCTTCTGCAACTAATCAACGTCGGGTTCAATCCACTGCAGAAAATCAGCGAGATGACCGGCGAAAGCATGGCGGATCTCAAAGACCGCATGTCGGCCGGGGCAATAAGCGCGGAAGAGGTGACCGCGGCATTCAAGGCGGCTACTTCCGAAGGTGGGTTGTTTTTTGGTGGCATGGAGCGGGCAAGTCTGACTCTCGCCGGCACCATCTCAACCCTGAAGGACAACGTTGGTATTCTCGCCCGTTCGTTTGCTGATCTGCTGTTGCCAGCCATCAAAGGTATCGTCACGTGGACCACGGGTCTTGTCCAGAGATGGAACGAGATGGATGACAGCACCAGGCGGATGATTCTACAGTATGCCGGGATAGCGGCGGCGATTGGTCCATTGCTGATTATTGGTGGCAAGGCAATCCTGCTGTTCCAGGCTATGAAGAAGGCCATGCTCACGCTCAATATCGTGATGGCTGCGAATCCTGTTATCGCTATCACAGCGGCGATAGCACTGCTTGTCGCAGGTATTGCCCTTGCACTACCGGCCATCGTCAACATGCGCCGGCGGCATAAAGAGTATCAGGACCAGCTATACAACACGGCCGAGGCTGTTGCAACCTTGACAGAAGAGGAACAGCGCGGGGTACTCGCGAGGATAAGCCAGGAACTGATAGAAGCCGGAATGGAAAAGAACCGGCTCGAACGACAGCGAGCAATGGCGCAGGCGCTAATTGACAACGCGACAGACTTGCAGAAGGCACATGGGGCTACCACGCAATGGCAGAAAGGCATTGATATTCTTGACGAATCGCTTGCCGAGAACGAAGAGAAGATTGCAGCCTCAAGAAAGGCGATTGAGGAACTCCACGCGATACTTACAGCGAACGTCATCCCGGCGATTGTTGATACGACCGACGGCGTTGAGGATCTTGGCGACGCGCTTGACGATGACACCGATGGACTCACCGCTGCTGTCGAGCGCAACGCTGAGGCGTGGCTTAATTGGGAAGAGGACACTACCGGGGCGTACGTCAGGGTATACCAGGTTCTCGCCGACCTCCGAGAGGGAAGGAAGAATGCCGACGCGGAGGCGCTTGAAGAGCAGTATCAAGCCTACGCTGCGCAGATACAGGCTCGCTTAGACCTGACCACCGCGACGGTTGCGTATGAGCAACAGCTTACCGAAGAGCAGTACCAGGCATACGCAGAGCAGATACAAGCGCGCATTGACCTTATGATTGCCACGGCAGAGTATGAGAAGCAACTTGCCGAAGATGTCGCCAACGCAACGTCATTGATAATCAACGACGTGAGTATCAAGTTTGAAGAGGCAATCGAAGACACCCGAAGCAACTTCGAGAAGTTCGCCGATTGGTACAAGGACAACTACGTTGACACCATCATCGATGCAACGCAACGGATGGTAGATGCGATTGTGAGCATCGGTACTGCTCGGTATGATGCGGAGATAGCGGCGATTGAAGCCACAACATCACGATACGAAGAAGGCACCGACGAGCAAATAGCGTTTGAGGAAGAAAAAGACGCGAAGATTCGCGCAATCAAACGTGACCAAGCGCGACGGGAAAAGGCTCTTGGCATATTCAACGCGGTAATTGATACGGCACAGGCTGTTATCGGGATGCTTGCAAATCCTGGTGGAATACCCGGCATCGTGCTGTCGGTACTCGCTGGTATTACCGGAGCTGCGCAGATAGCGGCAATCGCAACGCAACCACTCCCGGCGCTGGCCGAGGGCGGTATCGTCACGGGACCGACACCGGCGATGGTTGGTGAGGGTGGACAGCCGGAAATCATCTTCCCGCTTGACCAGCTACAGGACTTCATGGCGAGCCGTGGTGACTTCTCGGGCGGGGGCGGTGACTCACACGTAGTAGTCAACCTCGATGGCCGCCCGATTCTCGACTACTTCGGGAAGGCGTCGCGTGACGGGCGGCTACTCATCAATCAACGGGCGGTGGTGGCGTGAGAATATCCTATACGAATCTGATAGACGCGGGCTCGGCGCCGACATGCTTGACTACCGACCTACTCTACCCCGCGGCGAACATCCAGAACGGCCGACTCTCGAAGCGGTGGCGCTCGACCTCGCCGACGGCACAGACCATAGTCTTCAACCTGGGGAGCGCGATGACGGTTGATACCGTCGCGGTGCTTGGCCACAACCTCGAGAGTTCTGCGGCGATTACCATTGAGGCGCATACTTCGGATTCATGGGCCACCCCGGCGCTGTCTGCTATTAGTCTGACATACAATGCTGATACCATCCTGCAGTATTGGGGGTCCGCCGCGGTGTTCCAGTATTGGCGTTTCACACTGGACGACGCAACGAACAGCGACGGGTACGTTGAAGCTGGCCGATTGTGGTTGGGTGAGTATCTGGATATCGACCCGTCGTCAACCCTTGCGTTCACCGTGACGAAACAGCGAAGCGACACGGTGGCGTATGGGCGGGACCGGCAGAAGTACTCGACCGAGGGAGTGGGTTGGCGAGAGTTCAACATGAGCTTCCCGCGCACGGCCGGTACTGCCTTGACCTCCATTCAGACCATGTACGACGCGGTTGGCAATCATGGCAGTCTGATATTCTCAAACTTCGATTCACTGAGAACATACCCACTCGTAGAGCCGTGCTACGTTTCCATCGTCGGCGAGATCAGCTTCCGGCACACGCGATACATGAAGTTTGAATATGGGTTGACACTCACGGAGGATAGATAGATGGCGGGGTCACAAGTCGCAACCAGCGTAACGATAATTTCCAGTCTGCTCGGGTTCCAGGCAATCAGCCTCACAAGCCCCGCTGCGTCGTCGTTATCCCTAATTTCTGCCGGAAGCAAGGTGGAGATTGCCGGCGCATTCTTCAACTTTCCGGGAGACGAGACGCCGAATGCCTCAAGTTGGACGGCTATAGGGACAAGTTCCACGGCATACCTTGCTGTGATCCCGACAGGCACGGCCGGAAGCCAGACCGTAAGCGCATCGTGGGCCACTTCCGCCACATGGTCAGATAGCAAGCAGGGGTGGTATGCGTCGGCCGCGAGTCTGTCA